GTAATCATCTTCTAAAAATTCTACATATTGTTTTACAGCACCATTTATTGTTCTCTCTACAATCATATACAATGTATCAAAAGCATCATCTATTCCAGGTATAACAGAAATACTTTTTACTTTTGAAGCAGCTGCATTCGTTGTTGCTAATCTAACTGTATCTGTAGATTCAACTTTTAACATTGGTCCTTTTGGATTTGTCTCTCTTACAGTTACTACATTTGCAGCAGGGTTAGCTACTACAAAATCTGAATGTCCATTAATAGTAGTATATATGTTATCTGCTGTGGTATTATTATTTGTTTCTGTTTTAAATTCATTTGATCCTGGAGTTCCTGTTGTAGAAGTAAAAGTAACAGTCGAGCCATCTGACTTTGTAAATTTTAAAGTTTTTCCTGCAGCTATATTAGCGTAATCAGTTACAGTAATAGTGCAACCAGATGAAGTTCCTGCAATTGTGTGAGTATGCCAAGCAGTAACATCTTGATCTCTATAATAAGTGAAACCAAGAAGCATTCCGTCTCCTCTTCTTACCCATAATATATTATTAGGATAATTAGCAAAAGCGCACTCTTCAAAAAGACCGTAACCTACATGCTCTGA